TGCAAGTTTGTATCCTCAGTATTTAACAGCATGGAAAGAAAATGCTGATGCTAAAGAAAGATCTTTTAGAAAAACTTATGATCAATTTAAACAAGCTTTATATTTGTCAGAAGAAAATCCTTCTGTTGTAAATATTTGGTTAGGATCAGGAGAACAACAAACTGATGATATAATTTTTGCAACAGCTAGAACATTGTTTGATGCTTTAAGAAAACAAGATTATGATACATTTCAAAATGGTCAAAAAGCATTTGCAGCTCTTAATGTTATATTTGAAGGAAGCAAAGATGCTATTAAAGATGAAAAAAGAAAGCTTTTAAATGAGCAGTTTACTACAAATATATTAGAAATACCTGAAGATTCTATTATTGTTAAATTAAAAAAAGTAGGTAATACTTCTTATGAGCAGAAAAAAGTTACTTATGTAGATAAAGTAAAAAAAGAAGAAACAATAATTTATGAAAGTATTGAAGAAGTTAAAGATATAAATGGAGAAGTAATAGAAGTCAGGCTTCCTGATGATAAAAATGGAGATCAAGTCTGGCTTGTAAAAACTTATGATTATGGTGAAGAATCTTGGGTAAAAGCAAAAAAAACAAGAGCTTTAATACATGAGTTTAAATATAGAGAAGATATTTCCCATAAGTTATTTAGAACAGGCCTTGATAGAGAAGTAGCAAAAATTCAAAAAATATGGGAAAATATTGAAGAAGCGGGTGGGGATGATATTAGAAATTTAAAACAGTTTGTAAAAGAACTAGAATATTCTGAATATAATAAACCTTATATATCAAGAATTCTTAAAAGTATAAAAAGTTTAAATGATGATTATTATGTTGATTTAGAAGATCTTCTTTCTAGTACAGCAATTAAAGGAAATCTATATAGAGGATTTGACGACTATCATAAAGTGTTTGTAGATCAAATACAACAAAAATATCTTTTAGATGAGTTTGAAGATATAGCAGGTATAGCTAAAGGTCAATTATCATCATCTTCTTTTGTACCTCAAAGAACAGCTAGCACATGGTTAAATAGGAATACTAATGAATCTTTTAATAAACTTAAAGAAGGAAGAGATAATTATCCTATAGAAAGTGCTGTAAATGCAAACGATAAAAGTAGTCTTATAATAGTTGATAGAAAAATATTAGTCAGAAGATCTTCAGGTGAAATTCAATTTCTTAGATATGAAGCTGCTGATAGAGAAGCTGAATTTTATGATAGTGAAAACAATGTTGTAGATTTAGAGGATATAGTAAGTTTCTTTAGAAAATCTGGTAAATTTCAAATAAATAATCCAGCAGTTTATAGTAAAAAAGAAGAGGAGCTTGTTCATGAAGAAAGAATGAAAGATAAACAATATAGAAACTATTATTTATTTTTAAAAGAAAAGCATGATAAAGCTAATAATAAAATATCAGTAGGAAGATTAGATCATTATAAACTTCCTCAAATGACAGCTAAACAATCTGCTGACATATTTAAAAATATTACAGGTAAAAAAGTAATTCAAGGTGCTAAAGAAACAGTAGATAGCTTTAAAACTAAAGAACAGTTAGTTCCTTATGTAAATAGCGAAGGAGAATATACAGATGCATTAGGAAATGTATTACCAGAAGGTACAGGACCTATTACATATATTAAAAATAGACAAAATTTAGATGGCTATGATACTAGAGTTCTTCAACCTAAATTCACTTCAAGAGTAATTAATCAAGATGCTCTTGAGACAGATTTGTTTATATCTTTTATGGCATTTGAAGACTCTGTAGGTAAATACGAAGCTTTGTTTAATTTAGAACCACAGATGAAGATGTTAAAATTGATAACTAGTGGTACTAAAACAAAAAATGGAGAGTTATCTTTTTTTGGAGGAAGACAAAATCTAACAGGTAAAAAAACTTCTCAAATATCAGATATTCAAACAGGTTCAGCTAAATTAACAGCACAATCTATTGAGCAAATGCTAAATCATTATATTTATGATGATGCAAAAATTAAACAAGATATTTTAGGAGTAAACTCACAAAAAGTAGTTTCTCTTTTAAAACAAGTCAATGCTTGGCAAGTTCTTGCATTTAACTGGGTTGCAGGATTTACCAACTTAGAAGTAGGTGTGTTTAACAACTTTAGTGCAGGTATGAGTAAAAAGTTTGGTATAAGTACAGAAGCTATTAAAGAAGGCTATAGAGAGTATGGAAAAAGAGTTTTAGATGCAGCTATTTCTAGATATGAATCTAAAAATTTATATGAAAGAGATCATATGACCCAACTTGCTATTGTATTTGATGCTATTAAAGGTAATGAAGTATCTCCAGGAGAAGTATTTTCAAAACAAACTACAATATTAAATAAAGCTCATAGTGTAATTTACTCTTCTTCTTCTTTGCCTGAGCATGCCAATCAACTTCCTTTGATGATTGCTTATATGAAAACTTATAAAGTTAATGAAGCAACAGGATATACAATGTGGGATGCTTATCTTAAAGGCTCAACAAACCAAAAGACTATAAACTTTAAAGATGAGTTAGGTGTAGATTTAAATGTAAATATACTTAATGACTTTATGAGAAAGCTTGATGCTATAAACTCTGAAGCTCATGGTAACTATGGTAAGTATCAAACAGCAATGGGAGAAAGATATGCTATTGGAGGATTATTTTTTCAATTTGGCAGATGGATTTATCCATTATTAAAATCAAGATTTCATGGAGGAGAATACAACAAACAAACTCAACAATATGTAGAAAGAGGTCATTCACTATGGTATCTTAAAGAATTGGTTGGTGATCTTTGGGCTAATGCTTCTAACAACTTTAATCTTGAAACAGATGTACCTATTAATGCTGCAGGGTTTTTCAAAGATATTTTAAAAGGTGCTAAGACAGCTGCTATTAATTTAACTGTAAAACAAGCAGTATTTATGGCTAATTCTTTAAGTTCAGGAAGATTAGCTGAAAATAGTCCTGAAGTTAATAAATGGTTATTTGGTAATTTAGAAGATAAAGAAGATTTAGATAGATTAATAATAGCAGAAGAACTTGTTCAATTTCCTGATGAGACTGATGCTGAATTTCAAATTAGAATTGAAAAAACTTATAATAATAGAAAGAATGCATTAGCAAGAGCTGCAATGGAAACTACTTGGGCAATTATGGCTATGCTTGTAGGATTATTAGTTTCTTTATCACAAGATGATGATGATGAGCCTGCTACAAAATGGATGAAGCAGTCTTTAGAAATACAAGCTAGAAGACTTAGTAATGATTTAGGTATAATTACTCTTAGTATTAACCCATTTGCACCTGTTGATTTTATTACAAAAAAAATTAATGATCCTATGAGTATTAATAATTTAATTAAAAATAATGTAAAATTAATGACTCAAACTTTTGGATTTAATGTCTCATCAGAAGGTCTTAACTTTAAATTTGATGATACTTATGAAAAAGGAGGAGCAGGATATGACCAAGGAGATAGTAAATTATTTAGAGCTGTTCAAAAATCATTACTTACTCCTGTTTACCAAACATTTAAAATATTTAATACAGCAGAATTAGAAGCTACTTTAAACTTAATAAATAAGAATAGTATATTTGCAGAAGAGGGTAATTAAGCTATAAAGATTGATTTTAATTTATTAAATTATATAGTATACTAATTTAACAATCTTTATTTTTACATATTATACCTTTTAACAGGAGCCCTTAAGGGAGCTACATTTGTAGAAATTATTAATATAAATAATTATGATAGACAATTTAAAATTTGGCCAATCTCAAACTTTAAAAGTATTTGAGAATGATTTAATAAAGTTAGAAAAAGCTCAAAAAGCACTTCTTTGTGATATCTCCAATAAATTAGGGACTTCTGATTCACCTATAGTAAATGACCAAGTAGGCGTAGACTGTACTGGTAATTCTGTTTCAGTTTCTAATGCAATTCTCACCGTACCCTCCCCAAATACAGTGCAAAAAGTTCAAATTTGTGGTAATTCAAGTACTAACAATTACAATATTAATGAGTTTTTTGTGCTTAGTGATATTGCAACAATGACTCTAGCTGCAAATACCTATCACTCTGTTAGCTATGTTATATTATCAGGTACAGCAAATATTACTATAGGAGGAGTTACATTAGCTTCTGCACCTGCAGGATATTCTGGAGAAGATAAAGCAACTACACTTTTAGTTAATTCTATAATTATATCAACGTTGAGTACAGGATCTAAGGTAGCAATTAAAACGATAAAGTAATGTCACAAGAGTTTGATATGGATAGCCAACAGCTATCTTTAGAAGGTTTTAATTTAAGTATATCAAAGGGAAATACTCTGACTTTACCTTTTGCTAATTTTTATTTAGCTAGTAATCCTAATGGGTATTTATCAAGTGTTAGTTTTTCACAAATATTATCAAAACCTACAACAATTGCAGGTTATGGTATAACAGATGCTCTATCTACTACTTCAGCATCAAGTACTTATTTTCCTATTCCAACAGGGACTATCACTCAATATTTAAGAGGGAATGGATCTTTAGCTACTTTTCCTACAGCTTTAAGTTTTTTTAGCAATGATGTATCTTATATTACAAGTGCTGCTTTAACAGCTTATTTAACAAGTGCTTCTGCTGCAAGTACTTATGCTCCTATAAATAATCCTACATTTACTGGAACAGTAGGTGGAATTACAAAGAGCATGATAGGATTATCTTTGGTAGATAATACATCAGATGCTGAAAAACCTATATCAACAGCTACACAAACAGCATTAAATAATAAAGAAAATTCTTTAGGAAATCCTTCAGTAAGTGGTTATATTTTAAGTAGTTCTACATCTGGAGTTCGTACATGGGTAGCAGCTTCAAGTTCTTCTGGTACATCATGGGGTTTAATTGCAGGTACTCTAAGTTCACAAACTGATTTACAAACAGCATTAGATTTAAAATTAAATACATCTTCAGCTGCAAGTACCTATTTACCTATTAACAATCCTACTGCAACAGGTACATTAACCTCACCTACAATTGCAAATACATTAGGAGCTAACTTTGCTACTACTTCAGGAAACGTAGGTATAGGAACTGCATCTCCTGTTTCAAGACTTGATATTCAAGGTACAACTGCAACAGATACAGCACCATTAGGTTCAGAATTATTAACTTCAAGCAACTGGACATCAACAGGATGGACTGGTTCTTTTGCAACAGGTTGGGTACATACAACAGGAAATACAACTGTTCTAAGCAATACATTAGTTGCGAGTAATGCTACCTATTATCAAATTGCTTATACTGTAACAGGGAGAACAGCAGGTACATTTGATATTAGTTTTGGTGGTGTTAATACAACAGGATTATCTTCAACAGGTGCAGTAGGTATTCTTTCTACAAGTACAGGAACATTATCTATCACACCTACAAGCACATTCGATGGTACTATTATAATAAGTATAAAAACAATAGGTACAAGTACAGCACTTATAACTTATAAAAACTCAAGTGGTACAGTAGTAAATGAAGTTAGAAATACTACAAGTAATATATTTTATGGTATAAATAGTGGACAAAGAATTACAACAGGTACTAATAATATAATTTATGGAAGTAATGCTGGAGTAAGTATTACAACAGGAGGTTCAAACGTGTTAATTGGTAACGAAAGTGGTAATATAATAACTACGGGTAATAGTAATACTGCGGTTGGACATCGTTCAGGATGGAAAACAACAACAGGTTCAAATAATAGTTTTTTTGGTAACAGTGCAGGTCAATATAATACAACAGGTGTTTTTAATACATTTATTGGAGCTACTGCTGGTCAATTTAATACTACAGGCAACTCAAATGTTGCATTAGGTGGAGATTATGTTTTTGTTAGTAATACAACAGGAAGTAATAATACAGCAATAGGTGGTGGTTCTTTAAATCAAAATACAACAGGAGAGCAAAATACAGCAATAGGTAGAGTTTCTCTTAGCTCGAATACCACAGGTAGTAATAATACAGCACTTGGAAATAATGCTGGAAGATGGATTTCTGGTAGTTTATCAAACGCAATAACAAACAACTCTATTTTTATAGGTGCTGAAACAAAAGCACTTGCTAATAATCAAACCAATCAGATTGTAATAGGGTACGGTACAGTAGGTAACGGTTCAAACACTACTGTATTAGGAAATACAAATACAACACAAACACAAATATTTGGTAATACTATTTTGAGTAATACTGCTCAAGCTACGGATACAGGTGAGAAGTTGCAAGTTAATGGTACGAGTAAGTTTGTTGGAAATTCAGCATTTACAGGAAATTCAATTACTTTAAATGGCAATACTACCGAAGTAAGTCAATCTATTGCAAATAATGCAACTGGAACAGTTTATTGTAATTATAAAGCAACAGATGGCAATGGAATTAGTGCATTTTTTGGCACTTCAGCTGGTGCAGAAATAGCTTTTGGAGGCAGTAGTAACCATCCCATATCATTTTTTATAAACAATGCAAGAATAGCAAGATTTAATACAAATGGTAACTTAGGTATAGGAACAGCATTACCAACAGAAAAACTTAATGTTTCTGGAAATATTCTTGCAACAGGAACAATATTAGGAAGTAATTTAAGTGGAACAAATACAGGAGATAATGCAACTAATACTCAATATAGTGGATTAGCAGGAAGTAAACAAGATACATTAAGTGGAACAGGATTTGTAAAATCTACAGCAGGAATTATAAGTTATGATACGAGTACTTATCTAACTACATCTTCTGCTTCTTCAACTTATGCACCTTTAGCATCTCCAACCTTCACTGGAACTGTTTCAGGTATTACAAAGAGTATGGTTGGTTTAGGATCAGTGGATAATACTTCAGATACAGCTAAACCTATTAGTACAGCTACTCAAACAGCATTAAATCTAAAAGAAAATTCACTTGGTAATCCTGCTGCTGATGGTTATATCCTTAGTAGTACAAGTACAGGAACACGTTCATGGATTGTTGCTCCATCTGGTGGAGGTGGGGGAACTTGGGGTTCAATAACAGGAACTTTAAGTTCTCAAACAGATTTACAAAATGCTTTAAACTTAAAAGAAAATTTAACTAATAAAAGTACAGATGTAAATTTAGGAGTAAGTGATACTTTGTATCCTACTCAAAATGCAGTTAAAACTTATGTTGATAGTATTGTACCAACATCTACAAGTATAGTAAGACATATAGTAAAAGCAGGGGAGAGTTTAACTAAAGGTCAAGCTGTTTATGTTAGCGGTGCAAATGGTACAAATATGGTTGTTACAAAAGCATCTAATACATCTGAAGCTACTTCTAGTAAAACAATGGGTTTAATAGCTCAAACATTAGCTAATAATGGTCAAGGAGATGTAATAGCAGAAGGATTATTAAGTGGATTAAATACTAATACAGCAACAATTGGAGATCCAGTTTGGTTAGGAACTAATGGTAATTTAATTTATGGTTTAACTAATAAACCTTATGCACCTGCTCACTTAGTATTTATAGGAATAGTAACAAGAGTAAGTGCAACAGTAGGAGAAATATTTGTAAAAGTACAAAATGGATTTGAATTAAATGAAATACATGATGTAGATTTAAAGACTACAGCACCTGTAAATGGAGATATATTAGGTTATAATGGTACATTATGGGTAAATAAAACTATTACAGCTTTAGGTGGACAAACACAATTAAATGGTACTGGTTTTGTAAAAGCATCAGGTACAACAATAACTTATGATAATAGTACTTATCTAACAAGTACTACTGCTGCATCAACTTACCTACCCATTGCTAATCCAACTTCAACAGGAACATTAACTGCACCCACAATTACAAATAGTTTAGGTGCTAATTTTGCAACAAGTAGCGGAAATGTTGGAATAGGTACATCATCACCAGCATCAAAATTAACTATAAGTGGAGGTTCATTAGCAACATCAGGAAATGGTTTACATTTTGCATCTGAATTAACAACTGGAAGAACAGGTACTTATGATGCTTCTTCAGTTTCAAGTATTCATACTTTTTTTGATACAAAAACAGTAGAACTTGCTGCTGGAAGTACAAATGGTTATGTTACAGGTATTTCAGCAACAGGTGTAGGTGGTACTTTATTTTCAGGTACTCTTAGATTCTTAACATCTTCTGCTGAGAGAATGAGAATACTTGCAAATGGAAATGTTGGTATTGGTACAACAGCTCCAAATTCTGTTTTTCATACAGTAGGCACTATACAAACTTCTTCAATTTCTTCTGCAAGTAGTAATTATGCTAATCGTTTTAATAACATTATATTTTCTCGTTCAGATGTTCCTACAACCTATACAAATGTAATTTCTAATTCATTTTCTGGTACAACCACTGATCAAACAATGAGTTTTGAGATTGGAAATGGTGCAAGTACAAGGGTTGTAGCAATGACTTTGATTGGGAATGGTAATGTATGTGTAGGAACATCAACTGATGCTGGTTATAAACTCAATGTAAACGGTACTGCAAAGTTCACAGATGTTACTTGTACATCTATAACAGAAACATCATCAGAAAGATATAAAGAGAATATACATACATTAGATAATTCTTTAAGTAAAGTTACATCATTACGTGGTGTTCAGTATAATAGAAAAGGTAACACGGATAAAGAGATAGGTGTAATTGCTGAAGAAGTAGCTAATGTACTACCTGAAGTTATTAAATATAATAATGAAGGAGAACCTGATTCAGTATCTTATGCTCGTTTAAGTGCTGTATTTATTGAAGCATTTAAAGAGCAACAACAACAAATAGAATTATTAAAACAAGAAATAAATCTACTTAAACAACAGTAATACTGGTAAATATGTAGCATGGAATAATAAATCCACAACATTTTAAAATTAAGTATGATAAATATTCAAACTTATAATTAATAGTTAAATATTTTTATGAAATTATTAGCAAGTTCATTACAGGGTTATACAAATACACAATCATCAACTATAGGATGGAAAGAAATAAGTTGTTCAAAATCAACTACTGCTCAAAATCAAGCAATTAATTTTTTAAAATTGAGTATAACTGCTGGAAATCCTGAATTTTATTTTACAATATTTACAGATGAAAATGTTTGTAATGGAAGTGTTGGGTTTTATGGTGCTGCTACTGGAGTTATAGGTAGAATAAAAGGTTATAAAGTTAATACTTCTGGTATAATAAGTAGTGATGCAGCTATGGTTGACCTTATTCCTTATGCAACAGGTTGGAATCTTGTAAGTTATCCTTGGCCTGGTACAGCTACAGATGCAGGAAATCTTTACTTTAAAACATCAAGTTCATCTGATTATTCTATTGTACATACTCATATAAATCTAAGTGTATATAGTGAAAGAATAGATTTAATAACATTATCTTGCATTTAATATGGCTATTTTAAAATCAAGTGAAGGAATAATAATTAATGCAACAAATAGTGTTAGTACTAATTTTGGGTGTAGAATTTATGAATCTACAAAACTTTTTTCAGCTAATACATCAGGTATTAATTTAATACAATTTACTCAAAATGGAGCAACAGCAGCAAAACATGCTGTATCAGTATTAATAAAATTTGCAGCAATAAGAACATCAGGTAGTAAAAATGAATTACCTGCTCATTTAGTAAATACACTTTTAATATTAAATACTAATGGTGTTATATCTAGTAATGGGTTCGATACATATACTTCTGGAGGTAATAATATAATGTCACCAAATATTTCTCAAAGTGGTGCAAATTTATTTATAGGTGCAAATAATAATCAAAGTACTGGTATAATAGGGTCAATTAAAGTAACAGTATGTACCTCAGCTTGGGATAATTTAACAGTAACTTTACTTAGTAATTAATAACTATGGCAAGAATATATAGTAATGAAGGGTTAATTCAAAATCAAAACAATAGCAGTGCATATATAAGAACATACGCATGTGGTAAAAATAATAGTGGACCTTATTATAAATTTAATATTTTAACAGGTAATCCACATATTTATATTAATATGATTCATTATTATTCTTTTGCTGTTAATGATACTACTTTAACATCAGGAACAAATAGTTCAGGATTATACTTTGATACTTCAGGAAATGGTTCTACTACTTATGGAGGTACAGGAAATGTTGTTGGTGCATCTGGTTATGGTTTAGAATATACTGTATCAAATAGACAAGCTATTGTAACATTAGGATTTTCTACTGCTGATGGTGCTGGTACTCTTAGAAAAGGAAGTTTAATAAGTAAAATATTTTGTAATAACTGGGATTATGTGACTATAACACAATTATAACAAAGTTAAACATATAAAGAAATGATTATATATATAGTAGCATTATTTTTAGCATTTATTTTAACACCAATAGGAATAATTTTTACCTTTATTAAAAGTTTTTATAAGAACTCTTTTAAAGATGCAGTTAAAAATTTAAATTTACAATTTAGAACAATTGCAATTAGTATAGATCAATATGGAAATGTAGTATGTAAAGATTTATTTAATTTTACCTTAATTACAAAAGATAGTAAGTATTTATTTGGAAATGAAGATGATACAATTAGTAAAATAATAGGTTATAATAAAATAGATAATACATTAAGTAAAACAGGTATAGTAGTAGAAATTATATTAAATTTTTTAGATAAAAACCATAGTTTTAAAGCAATAGAATATGACAAGTGAAGATAAGTTACAACTACAACAAGCTGGTATTATAGCAATACCAATTAAACAAACAGAAGATTTAAAACCTTCTCCTAATTTTTTAATATTTCATAATCAATTTGGAAAATTAAAATCTCCTTTTCAAGATTTACAAACAGGTGAAATTACAAATACAGATTGTATTCAAACTGTATATAGTATTGTAAATAGAGAATTTTTAGAACCAAATGAATTTCATCCTACAAGAATGATGATTGAAAGGAGTTTACTACCTGCTGAAAATTTACCAATACCAGTAGATTTACTTCCTTTATTTTTTAGCTATGAAAGAATTAAAGCTAATATTGATTTAGTTAATTTAGCTTTGAGTAAATTTACATTTAGAGGATCATTATCAACATTAGTTTTAGAAGTTGATGAAATAATTTTAAATGAATTTACTACTATAGATACAATACCAGAACAATTACCTGTACCAGAACCAGTAGTAGCTCCAATACTAGAACCTGTACCAGTACTTATACCAGAGCTAATAGTAGAACCAGAACCTGTGTTAGAACCAGTAGTCGAATTAATACCAGAGCCAGTAGCAATACCAGTAACAATGATAATATCAGCTTAAGTTAAAAATATTATTAATTTATAAAATAATTTAAATATAAAAAACAATA